GCGCAGTCCTGGACTCGGCACCGATGACCGCCACAACTGAATCAGTCGTCGGATAGTCCCGACCAACGTTCGGACCGACGTCCCGTTAGTGCAGTGCTGGTTTACGTTGCTTGGCCTGATACGGAACTTTCTTCCTGATCGAGTTAGCAATCGTCTTGCCAGCTTTGTTTGCCGCACTGTGCAAAATCAGCGTTCTCGCCAATGCTGGCATGGCCTGCAATGACTTAATCAAAGGCTGAACGCCCTTGAGATCGAATTTCACTTCGATAGCCATATCAGGGAACCTCCACACACCAAATGACGATCTTCTCGTTCGCTTCCGCTTCGTTGAAAACAGCCGCGATGTTCAACGTTCTCGATCCGATGACGATTCGGTCCCTCGCCGTGATCGTCGATGTCTTGCCGTCGTAATGCAGCTTCACGATTTCTTGCAGCATCGGAACGGTTTGCAGTGCCGCCTGAAACTCTCGTCCGCCACTCGCGGCCACTTCCGCAAATCGAGCACAAAACGTGTTGAACTCCGGCAGCACTTCGTGAGCAGTGTTCGCTTCGCCGCTTGTCGCTCGCTGAACCTCAACCCGCGTGTTCCGCTTGCCTGCTCCGTTCGCTAATGCGCTCTTCAACATCAGATGGCCCCCGTGTATTGGACTGCACGAAGGCTTTGGAAATACGACTCTTCACACGCTGCGGCGTTCGCTGAACCTTCCCTGTCAGCCCACTCTTTCGCGATGTGTTTCCGCATCGCCTGCATCGCTGCTTGTGGTGCCTCGCCGAGATAGTTCAACCCGGTTCCATCGGTGGTTAAATCGATTGCCGCTCCGCCCGAAGTCAATGACAGCTTGCATGTGCTTCCCGACGCATTGACAACGTAGTACGTTCGCTTCTCGAGCAATCCGCCTGGCAACTGACCGCCTGAGTTCGTCAGACGGAATGAATCGCCGTTCGTTGGCGTGTAATCGATGAACGTTAGAACATCTGTCGATTCGCTGGCCGTAAATGGCACGAGGTAGCCACATGTGAACGTGACTTCGATAACAGACAACTCAGACCGTTCTGACTCCCATATTTGCGCATACGCTGGCTGGATTCGGCATGGTTCCGAATAACTCACCGCGTACACCGATGGGTCTACCGTGATCTGCTCTGCCGTTGGCGTCACGTCGTTCTGATACTTTATCGATTCCACGCTAATCACTGGGCACTTGTAAATCTCAATGAAATCCGGCCATTCGTCGAGAATCAGTTTCCATCGCTGCCAGCACAACGCGCGGCAGGTATCCGCCTCAACTTGATTGCGGGCACCTTCCGTCGCCCGTTGGAACCAAGCATCCTCGGACGTTTCGTCAGTTGCTCGTCGGCATTGCTGCTTAGCCTCAACGATCGACATCGGCTCCGCGCTCGGTCCTGTGACCTGTGCGAATTCCGTATGCAGCAATCGAAAAGGCTTGCGGCCGCTTGCCGTCAACATGAGTCACACTTCCACGTAAAGAACGAGCTTCCCGGTCTTCGAGTTGCCAGCGTTCGTAATCGCAATCGTGATCGTCGAACAAATCGCAGGATGTGATGCCAACGCAGCCGCCGCGACATTCTTCAAGAAGAACTCGACCGTTTCGGAAGTCGTCGTGTCGCGGTTTCCAAGTGTCGCGTCCGTGTTTGCCAAGATGTCGGCACTCACGTCGTCCGTTAAAGCGATGTCATAATTGTCCGTTGGCGCGGCTGCACCAGGATCGGTAACGGCCTTAACCAAACGTCCGACAATCTTTCGCGTCGTGCCCGTTACGGCCCCTGTTGCGTCATCAGAAACCCAATCCGCAATAACCTTGCGGATCTGACTTCGTTCGCCGCCACCACCTACGCCATCGTCGTAAGTGAACGTCATTGACGATCCAGCCATGAGTCAATCTCCTTTTACAAAGACCACTCACGATCAACGCAACTGGAAGACGCGATAGGCGACGTTCAGAACAGGCTGTCCAGTTCCGCCGCCTTGGCAAACGAACGATGGATACATGACAGACTTACTGATGTATGTCGTCGCGATCGGAGAACCAGTTGCAACCCCGTCAACATACTGCTGAACCGTGTCTGCGGTCCCGTCGTATTTGAAGCCGAGTCGCACCCACGCGGACGTACTGACAGTGGCTCCGGCGATTGTCGTACCTGTTCCAGCCTTGTCGGCATCGAACAGCAACACACCATTGTCCGTGATCGACGACCATCCAAGATGGTTATTCACGGCCATAGCACTGGAAGCAATGATCGTGGTATCTGACGCAGCCAGCCCGACGAACAACTCCGCAATGATTGCAGTCGTCATTCGCACGGTTGCTTCGAACCAAATATCCTTACCAGTAGCAGGCAAGAACGCCGACTTGAGCCGCTGGACGTTCGCGCCTTGAGCAGCCGTTGCCGCTCCAGCGTCGATTGCCAAGCAGCCAGGATACACCGTACTGATTGCAGCAGTGCCGGAAACAGCCTGCGTTGTCACGTAATCGCCAGTGGTGGCTTGGGCGTTGTACGAGACGAAATTCTCGTTCAGGTACGTTCCAATCATTGGATCGTGAATGTATTCCTGAAGCGGGCAGTCTGTCCACAATGAGTTGGCGTAAACCGGGCTTAAACTTGGGTCGTAATTGCTAACAACTCGCTTACCTGGATGTGTATATCCTCGCGTTGGCATCGACTGCACCTTTCTTCAGGAGGGAAACCCCGGCCAGTGTTCTGACCGGGTATTAAGACGCACTTGCGAATTAGCTCAGTGCGGTTGCCGGAACGTCTTGCGGCTGCATTGGCTCGTGTCCGAACCACATGATTCCGCCGAGAACAGGATCGTTAACCACTTCGACCGCAGTGAGTTCAACGAAGCCATATCCAGCCTTAGCCAGTTCTGCCGCATCCACGATGATTTCGTACATGTGGTTCGAACCGGCAGTGGTAGCGAATCCCGTGGCCGCTACAGCCGTCACCGCGCCCCAAGTATCGCTGGACGTGTTCACCCGATACCGGAATGGAATCGCAGTCCGATTCGAAGGGGTTGTGTTGTCGCAGGCATTGACGGTAATCGTCGAAGTCCCGGTCGTGCCAACGCCCTTGTAAATCAGGAACGTGCAGCCGTTGTAGTTCTTCATATTGAAGACATCGCTGCGGACAGTCCCTGAGAACGCATCGGCCACTGGCGCAAGGCCGTGGATAATGTGCCCTTTCTGAGTCATAATCTGATGAGACATGTAAAGTGTTCCTTACTTGATTGCGGATGTCAAAAAATCAGCGTTCGATCAATTACGACCGAGTGGCCAAAGCAACGAATGGCGACAAGGTTGCCGAGCCTTTGGCAGGAGTCAGAGCGTTGTTCCACAGTGGGCGGCCATCGACGCGATAGATGAACCTGAACGTCTGTTCGTTGTTGACGAAGCGAACGTGGATGGACGAATCAGACTGCAATCCGCCTTTGTCGATCAGCAGGTATTGCGAAGGATCGACGAGAATGATGTCGCCAACAGTACCGAGCGTCGGATTAAACTCGGTCGGAATGACAGGAGCGCCCTTTAGGGTTGCCAGTCGTGAACCGGACAGCCCGCCCGCTGGCAGATAGACAGGAACGCCACCCGTACCAACTGGGACAACCATCGAGTCCAATGCTGGCTCGCAGTCCTGGTTGATGAGCCACACCGCGTTACCGCGACTGCGTGCCCACATACGCGACCACATCTTGTTGATGTTTTCGAACTGGATCGTTGCTGCCGCTTGGCCTGTTTCCTTGGCAACACTTACCAGCGCATTCGAGTTCAGCACGCCGAGAATTTGGCCGCCGCCGACACCGTTGATGATTGCATCACCAACGAAGAACCGGATTTCAGACGCAAACGCTTCCGTGAAAACGGTCCCGAGCATGCCAGCATCGGCTAGCAAACGATTCGTGGCGTACATCAGGCCGATAACGTCCTTCAGTTCCCACTTCGTCTGACGGAACTTCGGCTTGGTTGCCGTCGCTGCGTCCGCTTCCGCACCGTAATAAACCTGGACACCACCCCATCGGCTTCCACTGACGCGACTGGTTTCGTCAACCAGATTCATCGTCAATCCGTCGCTATTTGGGCCGCAACCAAACTTGCGAACGCGGCTCAGAACTTCGTCACCGCCGAATGACTTGTCAGTCAAGTCGGTCATGACGTCTTTTTGGATCAGATACCCGCCGTCGGTTGGCGTCGAAGCACCGGCACCAGTCGCAGCCATCTGTGGCGTGACGTGCCCGTAATGCAAACGAGGATCAACCCTGTGTTCACCGTTCACTTCGGCGCTGGCAATCGCGATCAGTTGTTCGCCAACAGATCCGAATCCGCCGTTCTTGGCCGTCAATTCGACCGGCTTGCGTTCAGGCTTGTCAGCGAACCGCACCTTGATTTCTTCCATCGTCATCACTTCGGACTTGACGACGATTTGAGGGTTTGTGTTGCCGTTGTTGGCCGTGAACTCGGCCTGGCTCTCGGCTCGGCGAGGGGTGACGATCGGCGTGATCGAAGCCATCGCGGCTCGGTTGTCCGCAACACGCTTTTCAGCGGCGAGCAACTCCACTTCTTCAGTCTTGATGCCTTGCATCTCGGTCATATTGGCGTCGAATTTCGCCTGTTCCTCAACGGGAACCATGACGGGATTCGCGGCCATGATTGCTTCGTTTGCGGTCTTCAATTCGGCGAGTCGCGCCGCGAGTTGTTCGCGAGTACGCATGAATGTCGTTTCCTTGCTTGGCGATGGAAACGAGCTTTGCAGACAGATGCGTGCCGCGATTTCCACCGCAGACAGTTGATGTCTGATCGGTTGGAAACTTCGCGAAGCAACAGCATCGAGAGAGTTTCGCCCGCGCTGGCGAACAGCAACAGCTATTCGGAATCACACGCGGCGTGATTTGGTTGTCATACCGTTTCACATCGTGGCAGGATGTGTCACATCGTTCAATCCCGTTTCGACAATGCAAATCCGACTAATCGGATTGGGGCGAACCTCAACGGAATGACCCTTTTGTTGTCCTCTGGTTTCGTTTTGCACTTCCGGCAACCGAGATATCGATGCCGGTATTCACCGATCACTTTGGTGTCGATGGTCGCGAAAGGTTTTTTACACCGCGGGCATCGTTCGCTCATCTGGGAACTGCTCCTTCAATTTACGGCGCAATGTTTCATTCGCTGTGATCCGCTGGAAATCGTCTATATCAATTTCAATGGACCGATATTCACCACACCATCCGCTTCCAATCGTTTCCGGAAACACGCATCTCTCGAAGCCGGACCGAGCGAGCGGCGCACGAATTCGGCAACAGCCAACTGCGTTTTCAATCGGCTGATAACCAGCAAAGTTTGCTTTCCAATATCTGCATATTGAGCACGATTCGGCCATCACCGTCCAACCTCCATCATTGCCATTCGATTCCGCAGCACGGCTGTATCGACATCGCCTTCCATGCGACTCGATTGAGCAAGAGACCTCGACATCGTTCCCGACGCCATTTGTTCAATGACTTCGGCGAATGTTCCAATGCGATCGACCATTCCGCACGCCAACGCCTCTTTCGGCGATACCGCCCGACCTTTGCCGTATGACTCTTTAACGGCCTTCTGATCATCTCCTCGATACCGAGCCACATCGCTCGTAAAGTCGTTGTAAAGGTCTTCAATCCGCGTCTGCATGTTCGCTTTCGCCGCATCACTCAAAGGCTCGCTCGGGTGGCCTTCCGCCTTGAATTCAGGAATCCGCATGATGGTTGGCGTGATCCCACTTTGTTCAAGCGCCTTCGACTCATCGTAATGAGCCAAGACAACGCCGATTGAACCTGTCATACTTGTCGGCTCGGCGATGATTCGAGACGTCGCGGCCCCGAGGTAATAGCCAGCAGAACACATGGTGTATCGAACAACCGACACCATCGGCTTTTCGCTACGAACGCTGAAAATGTAGTCCGCAGCGACCTTGACTCCATACGCCGAGCCGCCGCCCGTGTCGAAGTCGAACACGATGCCACCGATGCGAGGCTCATTCAGGCAGATATTGACGCCTTCAATAAGTGAATCGAGAGCAGTGCCGCCCAACGCCTGAAGCAACCAAGAATCTTTTGCGTCGATGTAACCGCAAACCGGAAGAACCGCAATAACTTTCCCGCTTCCCTTCGACGCATTCGACGCCTGATCTTTTGCGGCCATTCGCACATCAGGCAGATTCGGTTTCACGATATCGGCCATCGACTCAATGCGAGTCAGGCGAGAAATCGAACCCGCATCCATCATCAACGGTTGCGACAGAAACTCGGCCAATTGGATCAACATAGCAAACTCCGTTCAGTTAAGTTCCGCGATTGCTCGCACAGTCGCCGCCGCTCGATCTCGTTCCCATTCTGCCGCCACCGCTTCGACTCGTTCTCCAAACGTCGCACGATCGCCATCAGCAGCATTCATCAACGCCAACTTCGATTCCGCCGCATGCTTCTCAGCCCATTCCTTGGCGCTCGTCGATACACCGAATACAGAACAGACTTCCAACGGCAACTTGAGCTCATTCGCCGCCAGCGGTTCGAACGTGGAATAGAACGAGTCAATCCACTTCATCCATTCTTGAGGCTTCTTCGACTCTCGCCGCGCACCGACGATCTCTTTCGTTGTCAATCGCCGAATGCAATCCTCGAGCATCGTCCGCGCCCCAGCCTTGAGTGTCGTCATTTCAATCGCCTTCGGCTTTGGAGTCTTCGGCGGCTTCAAAGGATCGCGTTTCCCGCCAGTTGGGTCCATCGGTGGATTCTGTGGCAAGTTCGCGTTGTATGGTTCGTCAATCGGACGCATCGCACCTTGCACGAATCGTCGGTGGCCTTCTGGATACGGATTCTTTCCTTCAGACTGCAAGATGTCATTCGAGCTGAACACGCCGAGCGGGAACAGTCGCGAGTAGTAATCGGCTCGGCCAGATGGATCAGCTTCAAGCAACGACTGGTAATCGATCTTCCAGCCGTAACCCTGTTTCCGTTCGGCTTCAGTCAGTAGCTTTTCGTTTGCCTCCTGCACCCACATATTCAGCCACTTCAATCCGCACTTCTGGAACATCTGAAGCAGCTTTTCGGGATCGGCGGAAGGATCAACCAGCAACTGCAATAGGATCGGTGGAATGTTGTAGAGGCTTGCAAT